TCAACTGCCCATCCGTGAGCTTCGGCGAAAGGAGGGTCGAAACGGAAGTTCGTAGCCGACCAGGCAGAATTGATCGAGCGCCCAAAGCACCACGCTTTCGAAACGATGTCCAGCAGCGGTATTCGCTTCTCTCAGCCATGGCGTCGTCCGATCGCTGATTCCCACCAGGTGCGCCCGCTGAGCGGAACTGAATCCCAACGATCTTCCGAAATCTATGGTGCCGCCAACGGCCACCAGGTTGCGCGCGAGTGTAAAGCCGAAGTCTTCCGTCTTCAGCACACTCAACGCCGCCGGTGTCCATGCGCTTACCGGAAAGTTGACCGCCTGGTTGAATGCCGTATCGTTCGTGTCGGTCGGGTAAAGCACTTCAAACCGGCATGACGGCTGAGTCGCGCGGACGAACGCCATAATCGAGTTGGTGAAGTTCCCGATCAGCGATGCCAGAAACGACGTTTCCTGAGGATAATTCGCCGGATCGGCCTTGTTGTCCGTGAACATCGCCATCGGCCTGCCGAACTGCTCGAAAAACTGGCTTTGCGTCCACGCGTCATAGAACGGCATGCCCGCGAAATCATGGTCGGCGCCATCGTTCGCGAAATACCACCACTGCACTTCGCCGAATTGAAGAAATGGAACCAGTCCCGCTGAGGCCTGCAGTCCCGCCATCTCGGAATACACTCTCTGCCAAAATGCCAGGCTCACAGGTGAAAAATTGGTCTGCAGAGACGGCGTCGGCAGCAGGATCGGATTCCCCGCTGGATCACGCTGTGCGATGCCCGCCGCGACCGACGAATCGCCATTGCCCAATTCCATGCTGAACGAAGCCGTCGAATCGATCCCATACGACGTCAGCGCCTGAAAGAAGCTGAAGTGCCAATCGCGCGCCGCTCGATTCACCGCCGGCGAAGCGCTCAGGTCTGTCACCCACGTCCCATCTCGACCGCCGGCAAGCGAGCTTCCCGACGTTGTCGCCATGCACGTCGAACTGCCCACCGCTGCGACGCTCACGTTATTGCCGGCAGTGCCGAGCGCACGCGCGGATATCGTCAACACGCCGCCGCGCGTCGATGCCCAGACGCCTGTATACCCGTTGTTCAACTCGTTGGCATAAGCGAGAGCGATCATCTCCGCGGTCATCCCCATGTGCACCAGCTTCGTCAACACGATGTTCGACGCCGGCTCGCCGACCGTTCCAATCGTCAGCGAAATCGTATCGCCGAACTTGGGCGAGCCTGTGAACGTGACCGTTCCTGTCGCGAATGCATTCCCGGGGTTGGTCAGCTCGTAAAACCAAAGCGCGCCAGCGTAATGATTTTGCCGGGCCGTGAACCCGAGGCTCTGAATCGTTGCCGCGGTCCGTTCCGGCGCGAGCGCTAGAGAATTTTCCGTGTCCCAGTCTGTCGCGAGCGTCATCCGCGAATTCGCCGCGTACGAAGGCAGATTGGTAGAAGGTACCGCGAGTTCGAGAAAATCGAAATACAGCGGACTGCCTGCCGGACCCGTGTGAGTGAGAGTCAGAGTGTATTTGCCAGCTCCGTACGCCCCCACCGGATATCGAATCAGCACGTCTTCACCTGCGATCGCTAAATTTGCGTCCGCGACCGAAGTCCCATTGACGGCGATGGCAACGGTCGCGCCGCCGTCTAGGTATCGCGTTCCGACGTACAACGTATGTGCGGTCGCGGCCGTGTAGGTGCACGTCACGGAATCCCCGGTGTTGGTGGTCGAATGGATCGACCCTCCCGAGAAATTTCCTCGCGTCTCCGTCCATGTTCCCGAATAACTGACGGCCGCAGAATCGTCCTCGATCCGAACGGATCCCGGCCCCGCCACCGAATATGACCGGTTCGCTCCCGTGACGCTCCAGTTGGAAACGGTCACCTGGAACTCGCTTCGTTCAAACGCGCCGTCCTGAAGTTCGGCTGCGTATGTCCAGCGCATCTTTCGAACTTGCGACATCGGCACCGTTTCAAGCTCAATGTTCGTATTTGAAAGCGACCCCTGCAATGAGCTGAAATCGAGCGTGATATTCCAAGCCGTGGGCGATGCTCCATTCGCAAAAGTTTTCGATGGTGCATCCCAACTCTCGGTACCGGTCGAGAATGTGTACATCGAGAAGCGATTCCCGTTTGCTCCCGCGGTGCTCGACGCGACGGGACCACCGCCGGTATAGTAAACGCGGAGCGTCGTCCCCAGCGAAACCGCCTGCAGCAGCGGATCGGACGCATTCATCGCCGCCGCTATCGCAACAATCGCGTCTTCCAGTTCATGCCCCGTCCCGGCCACCTGGTACGTGTACTGCTGTTCCAAGTACGCGATCCCCACATAGTCGCCGTCGCCCAGCGTTCCTGATAACGTGAAGTCCGCATAAGCGCAGGCGTAGCTGCCCGCCGCCGGAGTCGCGTAGTTTTTCAGTGGAACCCACCAGATCTGCTCTTGCGTCCCCCCAGGCGGAGTTGTCCAAACCCGAAGCCACGGCCAATCGACCGTCGGATACAAACTCGAATCCAGCGCGATGCAGTTGGTCCTGCTTTCCTGATAGCTGAGGACCAATCCGCTTAGATCCCCGTCAGGAAGATTCCGCAGCGGTGGATAGTCGTGCGTGTTGTCACGATTCCACTCCACCACCGCCCAATCGAATTGCTGCCGCCATGTACCTGATACCGTGAACCCGCTTGCCGACGTGCCGCTGAACGCCGCAATCGCCGACGGCTGTAGAAAGTAGCACTGCAGATCCTGATTGGGAGTCAATTTTTGAAGCGTCACAGCCGTATCACCACAGTCAGGTCACGGCCAGGCAGCGAGTCCGCAGCGGTCGGGACACCAGTTATATCGAGGCTGATCTGCGATTCGGCAACGAGCGGCGCCAGCCCGAATCCGCCCGCCACGTTCGACACCGTCTGGTTCACCGGAATCTGAAGCGTGCAAATAACCGTGCTGCCCTGCCGCAATTGCAACTGAACTAGCGCCGAGTTGGCCGGGTCGCTGGGAGCTTCATTCACCACCGCGAATATGTCACGGATCGCGACCATATTTTCCACCACCAGCGGCGGTGCTGCATCATTTTCCACCGCCAGATAGCCTTCCACTTGAATCGATAGCTGCCCGCCAGCGAGCGTCCGCAATCCCTGATCGGACGTCGCGCCGAACGAAATCCCGCTCGCCGGACTGTCTCCAACGCTGTTCGTCACGAAAAACTCCGCTGCTCCGATCCGGACGTCCGGCAGGAAAATCGAGAACTCGTAGCTTCCACTTCCCGGGCTTCCGAAAAATCGATCGACGAACGGCATAATCGTGACATGCTGGTCCAGGTGGTAAACCCCCGCACCAGCCGCATGGGCAGCCGCGGCGCTCGCGTGCGACCCACGCAACGCCGTGTACTGCGTTCCCTCAATCGACGTCACCTGCAGAATTTCGCCGTCGATCTGAATCAAAGATCCGACCCGCGCCGTTCCGGCGGCATTTAAAGTGACGGTCGCATCTGTACTCGCAACCGCGCTCGCCAGTACAAAACCTGATGGGCTGTTCAGTTCGTTCCAATAAAACAGCGTCAGCGTCCCCGCCCGAATGCTGTTCGTGTTGGTCAGATCCGGAAATGAAATTCCGGCGAGCTCTACCGTCCCTTGCCCCGCCAGATTCAAACCAAATATAGGAGCCGGCGGAACATCCGCATCGCCCCCGGAGCCCGAACCGCCAATCTGCCACGACGTCAGCGGATTCATGTTTGCCGGGCTTTCCTGATTCAAACTGTTTGCCGATCTCCCAGATATCTCCACACTCAACCCCGTTTGATTCGGAACCTCAATCTGCGCCGGACTGGTCGTGCTTAAGCCGGCGAAATTCCACGTCGCTTGCGCAATCGCGAAGTAGCTCGTTGAATCCGGAACAACGCTCCACGCCGATCCCAGCGTCAACGTCGTCGCCGTATTCGCGATCACCGCCCGTTCCTGCATCGCACCCGTGCCCCGCGTAATCCGCACCATCGACCCCGCGAAGTCGTTCGGCAGCATGCCCAACGTAGTATTACCGATCGATGTCGCCGAAAAGATGTTCGCGATCGTCTCCGGCTGCAGCTCTTCCCGCCAGTAAAAGTTCGCGTGATCGTAGTTCGGATCCGGCGGCCCCACGAGTTGCAGCGTCAGGCCGCTGTCCGAGAACGTCTGCGCGACCGCCTGATGAACCGCGATCCGCAGCAGATCCGAAGGAGTTTCCCCCCGATAAACATTGAATCCAGCCGTGCCGCTTGAAAAGCTCAATCCCGAAAGCGTCACCTCGTTCGTATTCGTCCCGGATGGAACAGCCACCGGAACAGCGAACGAAAGCGCGCTTTCTCCGCCATTCGGATCCGTCGCGCTGACTGCGTAATAATAGGTCTGTCCGCCAGCGATCGTGCCCCCCGTGGTCGATACGGTTCCCTCAAGGCTCACCAGCGGAATCGCGACGCTCGAGGCCACAGGGGTCGCCGGCGGCTGGAACGCGATCGCCAGTTCGACATTCACCGCCCCGTCCGCCCCTTCAACGTTCGTTTCCGTGATCCCGAACTGCTCGTTTCCGTTCGCGTCGATCACGGATCCAACCAGCGGCCGGGGCATTTGAGTTCCCGCCCTGGCTTGCCGGCGTGTCCCCGTACCCGCTGCCCCGGTCGACGAATACCAGCCATCGTCATGCCACTGCGCCGTCACCTGAACGGTCTGATAATTCGTCCCTGGCGCCAGGCGCACCACGCGAAAAGGCTGCCTCTGCAATCCTTCTTTTGCGTAAGTAACGGTGATCAAATCCCCGGGCTTGATCCCGATCCCCTTAACCGTAGTCTGAAACTCGATGAACTGATAACCATCGATGGACTTGTTCAGCGCGAGTTGCAGGATCCTCGTCGCCTGGTCGAAATTCGGAATCCCCAGCGCCGGATAAGCCGCCGTCACCTGTCTCTGCGTCAGCAGAGCATCATCCACGTCCACCAGCGACAGGCTGTCCTGTTGATAGTCATTGAACTCATCCTGAAACTCGACAGTCAGCCGGTTGGGCGTCAGCGCAGTCGACTGTGCCGATAACCGAATCGCCGGATCGCCGTTCGAATTTCGCACCAGGCCCGAAAACTCAGCGGACCCGTCGCTGAACTCGTACGCCGGCCAGCCCCCGTTGAGCTGTTCCGTGCTGTTCGATCCAGCGGGAATCGTGGGCTGCTGCGCCGCGATCGCGCCCTCCACCCGCAGCGTCAGCAGGCCCGTACTTCCATATGTCAATATCAGCGCTGACCCGTTCTTGATTCCAGTTGCGATCTCCGCTCCGCTTCGCGATTGCTGAATCACTAGATTGCATCCGTAGAGCGGTGCCGTTACCGGATTCCCATTCAAGTCCGTAGTCTGGACCAATGCCGCGCAAGCCGCCGCCGCCGTTGCGAAGCTCGATAAATCCAACTCCGACGTCAGCCATCCGCTCCGCCGCAGCACGTCCAGCAGGACCCATGCAGGATTGTTCGTAAACGACTCTCCCAGAGAATTGCCGGACGCGTCGAATTGTTCCAGCTTTAGCCCGTCGATTAGAACTTGAATCACCGGCAGCGATTGGCCGTTGCTGATTGCGTTCGGCACCACCACGCTGAGCATCGCTATGCTGCCATAGGGATCGCCGAGTGGATTTCCCGAGCCGTCGGTAAAATTCCCATCGAACGCCCCGTCGCGAGTCCCCGCCGTCACCACGTTGTACCACCCCGTGGACGTCATATTCATTCCCGTGATCCCTTGCGGAATCTCGATCCCGTTGACGACAACCGTAATCACCCGTTCGATCTCGCCCATGCCCAGCAGCACTTCCAGCCGCGTCAGGTTGCCGTCGTTTCGCGCGAGCACGATCGGCGGCTGATACCATGCCGTCCCATAGACGAGCGGCACCGGATCGTTATAGATCGCCAGATTCTCAATCTCTGGCGACAGCTGAGTTCCTTTCTCGCCATACGCCCGCACCGCAATCTGCGGCGGAACGAACTCCAGCCCTCCGAATCGAGCCGTCGTATTTCCTGCCGCATCCTTCGAGAACATCCCGCGTGCCGTGCACGACGTCCTCGTAAAATCGCACGATGTAAACGGCGACCCCGAATTCAAGCTCCCAATCCCACCCGAAATATCCGCCGAATAGCCGCACTTGTACAGCGCCGAGTATTTCCCTTGCGCTCCACCAGTGACCGCTTCCTGCCTCTGCGCCGCGCTCGTTGGGAACATCCACGGACACCGCCGCATAATCTGGACTTCCGGAAGCTGGATTCGTTGCAAGCTCAGCCGGTTGTTGAACGCGACCCGGAAGGACGATTCTAAAATCTCGTCCGGCGGATTCGCCGTTCCCCGAAACAGGACGCGCGCTTCTGACGCCGCCGCGCCAGCCGGCAAATCGAAAAACACGAACTGCACAGTGACTTGTGCGGCCTTAAACCCGACCTCGCGCTCGATCTGCGAATAATAGGAATCCGCATTCGCCAGCGTCACCGAGATCTTTGCCGATCCGTCCAGCCCGTCATTCGATCCAGTCCGTAATTCGAACAGGTTGTGTTTCAGCAGCCGCGCCTTGTAATCGTTTCCACCGAACGTCACCCCGTGCGTGCTCCACCGCTCCGTCGCGCCCGAACTCAGCACGCAGTCAAACAGAAACAGCGGAGTCGGCGGCGCCTGCTGCTCTTTCAATTGATCGATTGTCGCCATCCTATATCTCCGTGTTCACAATCCGAATCACCGCGTCATAAACATCCGTGCCCTGCGCTGTCGCTGTCAGTTGATCCGTTCCGAACCGTGCATTCGGGTACACACCGCCCCGCGCCGCCGTCATCTTGTAATCCGACATTGCCGGCTGCGCTTCCACCTGCATTCCGAACAAATCCACACTCGCGCCGGCCGCCAGCATCGCGCCAAATGTGACCGCGTCCGCGCTGCTTCCCAAATTCGTCGTGAATGCGATCCGAGACCATTGCGAAGTCGGCGCCACTGTCTTCAGCGCCCCGCCGATCATTAATGTCACGCTCGCCTGTCCGGCCGACCGCGCCCAAACGCTCAGGCAGTAAGTGAAATTCCCCGGCACCGGAAGTATTTGCGCCACGGCTTCCGCCGCCTGACCCGCGTTCACCACTCGAGTAGCCCGCGTTGTCCCCAAAGGATCATCGATTCCCGTAGTCAACTGGATCAGCGCTCCATTTGTCCACGCCGTCGCGCCGAAATTCTCGCTCTGCGCGAGCAAGTTCCCCGTCGGATCAAGAAACGTGAACGTGTTCCACATCCCTGAGGCCGTAACAAACAGCGCTTGAATCGCATTCCACTCGGCGAGCGTCATCCCCGATGCGTGCAGTTCCCACTGCGTCGCCGCTCCGTCCGGATCCGCCAACACGATCGTGCTGCCGTCGCCAAGAACATTCGCGACGGTCCGTTGAATCGACGAGCGTTTCACCGGATACAACGCCGAAGCCCCCGTTTGTAGTTGTGGAAATACCATGCCCGCTCCTTAACTCCCGCCGCCCACTTCCTGAATCACAACCGCCGACTTCCCCGCCCCCACATCGCTGCACGTGAGCTCCAGTTGGTCCGATCCGAACCTGCAGTTCGCAACAGAACCGTCAAAAGGATCCGTAAACGCAAACACACCAGCCCGCCCCACCTGGCTTACAAAAAACTGCTCCAGCGCAACCAGCTCCGATTCATCCAGCAGGTCGAGCCGGATGGTCCAACTCCGCAGCGCTTTCGCGTACCCGGGAAATCTCTGCTCGCTCCCATCGACGAACCGCAAAACATTCGTCGCAAAATTCTGCGACCGGTCTGACGGATACTGCGCCACCGCGCCGCTCTTCAACGTCGGAAAGTTCGCCACCTTATAACCCCGAATGACATCGTTCAGCACGGACGATTCGAGCATCGCCTGCTTCACCGCCTGTGCAATATCGTTGCTGTGATCGAGAAAAGACTGGCTGTCCATCGCCTGCACTTGAACCGTGACCTGCGTTGTCGTTGCAGCGCTCGATGACGCCTGCGGCCGCGGCAGTCCCCCGTCCGCCGTATCCACGCCGAACGCACCCTGCTGGGAAGCGCTAATCCCGCCGCTCGCTTGAACCGCTGGCGGCATCACATAGGGCACCAGCGACGCGGGCTGGCTCTGTCCGCCGCCCCCGAACAAACTCACCAGCCCCGAGATCAGGGGGCTCAACCCCAGCCCGAACCCGAGCACGCTCTCGATCGTGCTTCCAATCGACCCCGCCTGCGAGCCGCCGCTCGACTTCGACGCACTCTGCGCCAGCGCCTGCGTGTTCTCTTGCTCTGTCTGGATCTGCTGCTGATTAATCGTCTGCAACTGCTGAATTTGCTGCGTGAGCGATGTCAGTTGTTCCGTCAGTGCGCTCACCGGCGCCCCACCTGAACCGCTCCCCGCTGAAGTTCCCAGCAGGTTCGTCACTTCATTCGCTGGATTGCTGCCCATCTCGCCACTCCCTTTCGAGCACTAAAAAAGCATCCGCATCTCGCGCCGGCCACTCCCATAGCTCCGCCCCGCCTGTGAACTTGCGCATTAAAAACTCCTCGATCCACTCCTGGCTCTGCGGCGTCACCATGGACTTCGGACACTCCTGCGTCCCCACTCGCCCCCGCGCCCACACCGTCCTCGCTTCACCCCGCGCTTCCGCCGATATCCACCCGCACCGCCGGCGCCGCTCCAGGCCTTGCCTTCTGCATTCGTCGCACCTCCACGCGGCCTGGTTCGACTGCTGAAAGTGAAATGCGACGATCAGTTTTTTCGTTCGTCGTCCGTAAGTCCGCACTCGCGCTTGATCTTCGCCAGCATCTCTGCCGCGATTTCTACCGGCCCCGATTCGATCAAGCTCATCAGAGTCGCTGGCGAACCATCGATCTCGAGCCCTTCAACGCCAGTCAAACCCCACTCCAGATAGGCGCGATCGATCTCTGCCGCCATCACCGCGGCATCCATCTTCTCGTTCGCATCGCCCGATGCCTCCAGGAATTCCGCCTTCCTGCCGATCTCCCGAATCCGTCGCGCCAGTTCGATGCGCCGTCCGAAACTCACCTTCCGGATCTCAAATCGCACTCCCGGTCGCGTCTCCGATTCGCACCACAACGCGCTCTCGTATCGATCAACCGAATGCGACATAAAGTTCGTTGTCCGCCGTTCCCTGTGCCCGGCTGTTCTGAAATTTCCATTGCAAGCGCGTCTCGCTGTCGTCCCATTCCGGAACTTCAGGAACCATCGCCGGCATATAAGCCCCAAACAATTGGTTCGCCTGCTCGCCGAGCTGCAGCATCACGCTGATCGGTGACCGCTGCCGCGCAGCCTGGTACAAACCCGCTGTCTGCCCGTCCGCCATCTCGAAAAGTTCAAAATTCAGCTTCACCGACCGCTGTCCCGCCGCGATGCATCGCGCATAATCGCTCCCGAATTCTCGCGCCCGAAGATCGACGCCGTTTTCAAGCGTTAATTCCGCTGCCGTCAGCGTCAGGAATTCGTTCGGCGAGGTTCCCATCCACACCTCGCCCAAATGCCCCGGCACCAGCGTGTAGTCGAACTGCCCCAGCGCCGGCTCCGCCGGAAACGCCGCCAGTCCACCCTCACCCGCCGCGAAACTCACGTTGTCGATCACGTCCCGCGCGGGCCCGGCAAAGTCGAACTCCTGAAAATCGCCGTTCACCTTGATCTTCATCGTGTCGATCGCCGCACCCTCGACGATCCTCTGCACTGCCCCTGCCGGGTCCCAGTAATCAAACACGCTTACCCCGCTCAGGCTCCCGCCCAGCAGGTATGTCATCGTGCCCCCGATCGCCGATCCCGCTACTGGAATGTTCGTGAACGGAGCATTAATCACCACTGTCATGGCATCCGTCACGCTCGCGACAAACCGCATCTCGCCCGAAAACGTGATTGCCTGCCCCACTCTAAGCCCGTGCGCAGCCGCAAACTGGATCGACGTCGTCCCCGTCATCGCCGCGACTGTGCCGCCCGCGAACGAAAGCGGCGTCCCGCCCATCGCGGCCTGAAACAGAGGACCCTGGGCCGGCGCCATTGTCTGATCCGACCACTGGGTCATCAGCGTATTGACTCCGAACGTCGTGGTCTTCCGAATCCTGTTCGGCAGCCCGGCAAACGACCGGCTACCCGTCTTGTCTTTCCGCGCCGTCTGCGCCGGAACTTGTTTCGCGCTCAGCTTCAACAGCGGAATCCGGTTTTGCGCCGTCACCGCCGGAACCACGCCGTAACTCGCCTCCAGCCCAACGTAAACCCGTTCATTATTCGACGAAATACCGCAACCCATATTCACCGTCCCCTAACTCGAAAAATCGACATCGAAACTAACCTTCGCCACTTGTAGGAACTTTTTCCCGCCCTGCGCGACCGGCTCGAAACTCACCTCGTACCCGCCCGTGAAAAACGCCCCCTGCCCCCAACTCCCCCGGTTCGCATCCAATACCTGCGTCACCGCGTCCGTGTAAAGCCGCGTCTGATCTTCAATCCCCTCGATCCGGTCCTGCGACACCCGAATCTCCGCCACCGTCGTCACCTTCCCCGAAAACGTCCGGAATTTTTCTTTCAAAGTGTTCCGCACACGATTCGAGTACACATACATCGCCGGATATTTCACCGCCGTCGCCCGCTCCGCGATTGCCGCGGGCACATTCTGCGCCACGATCGACTCCGCCGGCAGCGGAGCCAGTTCAATCCCAGAATCCTGCGCGAGCTGCCCCACCACGTTCGACACTCCCGAACTCGAATCGCTCAGCAATCCGACAAACAGATTCGTCACCACGCTCGCCGTCTGTGCCATAGCTATCCGCGCCTCAACAGCGGACCACCCGTGATGTAAACATCCGCGCTCTGCCCCGACCCGGCCGGCGCGCCCGAAATCAGGCCGCTTCCAGGCATCGTGAACGTCGCCCCCAGCGCCAGCGGCGTGGAATTCTGCAGCGTCACCGGACAAATCTCCGTCCCCACGTAAACGTTGAATCCGGCCGCGAGCGTTGGCTGACCTACCGCCTGCACCGTCAAATCGTTCCCGGCAGCAACCGTAATCGCGCTCGGAACGCTCGGAGCTCCCTCCTGCCCCATCGCAGAAATCCAGCTCACCCTGACATAAAACGTCCCGCCCGCTCCGTTCCCGCTTACCGACCCGACCACCGGAGCCGCCGCCTGCGGAACTGGATTCGAAACCGTCCCGATCCCGAACTTGAGCGTCTTCGCCCGTCCGTCCTGCGTCAGAAGCTCGTATTCGCGCCACTTCACCTGGTAGCGATCGTTCAACTGGTTGTTGAAAGCGTCGCGATAAACCAGCGCGAGTGTGTGCAATGCGTGCCATCGCTTCATCTGCGGCGACACCACCACGTCCGATACGCCCCGTGTCCGCCTCGCGTTTGGCAGCGGATCCACGGTCCTTGTGTGATCCAGCAGGATGTCCAGAACATCCTGCGAAATCTCAATCGTCGCCAGCGTCAGCTTCTGCTCCAAATCGATCGACTCCGTCGCAGCGACGTTGAGAATCTCCGTCTCATAAATCGTCAGCGCGAGCGTATCGTTCGGATTTCCGTCCGTAAGTAGCATCGCTAGCTCCGTCCCCGTTGCGCCGCCCTCCAGCGCCGTTCCACCTGCTCACGAAACTCACGAGCCTCGTCCTCGCTCGCGATTTCCGCTGCACCTTCAACCGCCAGCCTCGCCGCCAGCGCGCGAGGAACTTCCGTCTTCACTCCGTCGCTGCTCACGACCACCGTAAATTCCTCCGCAATCTCTGCCTCGATTCGCGCAATCGTCTGATAAAAATTCCGCAAGTCCATATCCGCCCCCGCTCCTGGAAAAACAACTGGTAAAAAAATGGATAAAAAGGGGGCCGGCCTCAACCAGCCCCCGGATCGCCTAGCTGTTCACCTGCACGCCGAACGTCGGGCGCAGCGTCCCGGTCCCGTACAACACATCGACCGTGAATTGTTGCGCCAGCGTGTTCGGCTGATAGCTCATCGTGACCCGCATGCCGAAATTGCCCAGCTCGGCATACTCCGCGATCGCTCCGGTTCCCGGCAGCGGCTGCGGCAATCTCCGGATCACCAGACCCATCGCGTCCCGCGCGAACGCCAAATTGTGCGTCGTTACCGGACTCGAACCAGTCGTCCCAACAAACTGCGAACGGAAGATGTAAAAGTCCTTCATCTTCCCGACCGCGCCATCCACCAACGCCCGTAACCCGGCTTCTCCAGCGGAGTTGAACTCGCTGAAGCGCGAGATCTGCCGCAGCGCCGAATATGCCGACGGACTCACCACCAGGTACTTCGCCGCGCTCGCCGGAACCTTCGCCGAAAACAAAGCCGTCTCCGCCGCGTCAATCACCGGCTCCGTCAGCGCCGACCCCGCAGTCCCCACCGGAGCGTTCGCCGTGAACGTCGGATACAGCGAAAGCAGGTCCGTTTCGATCCTCTCCGCCAAAGCGATAACCGCCGGCTGCATGTACAGTTTCAGCAGGTCCGGAACCGCCAGCACTTTGGTGACGTCCGGAATCTGGAACGTCGCTTCCGCGTGGGTGCTCAGCACGATCTGCGCGTTCCCGATATTCGGACTCTGCAGCGTAACTGAATTCCCCTCTGCAATATTGTTCGCCTGCATCGTCGGAGGAATCGGCACATTCACCGTGTCTCCCGCCCGCGCCAGCGTGGCCTCGTAATCGCGATTTACCAGGTTCCCCATGACCAGGTTCCCCATCAAGGCCGGCAGCGCATCAGCCGCCACCAGCTTGACAATCGCAGTCGCGACATTCGCTGATGTAATTGCTCCCATTTTTCGTCTCCTTTTTCGATCACTTCAATAAAAAAGGGGACGGACCGCTCTGCCCCCCCTGCGGACTCGCAACCCCGAGCGGCTGCTCGTCTGCGGACAAAGCGGTCTGTCCCCTCTTTTGTCGTTCTTACTACTGCTGCACAGCCTACAGCCCGCGCAGCGTTTGTTGCGCCACCCGAGCCACTTCTTGCCTCACTCTGTCCAGCTCTTCCGCGCTCATTCCCGGACGAATCTTGTCGATCTCTACTGCTCCCCGATCGGAACCGCTTCGCTGCCCCGCCGTCGCCCCCGATCCGCCCGAAACCCTTGCCGGCAGCAGTTCGGGATTCTCTCCCACAAACTGCGCCAGATAATCCTTCATCTCCGCACCGCCCTGCGCCACCAGCCGGCCCCTCTCATCGCGTCGGATGTCGTCCTTCACCGCCCGGTACGCCAGCTCGATCTTCGTCACGCCGATTCTTTGCAATTCGGCCCGGATAGCCGAGCTTCGCTCCGCCTCATCCGCCTTCGCCCGAGCCTTCGCATTCTCAGCCACCAGCTCGTTCACTCGCTGCTCCAGCGATTTCACCCCGGCGAGTTCCTCAATCACCGCCCGCACAACCTCGCGCAATTCCCCAGTTCCCACTCCCAACTCCCCACTCCCCGCTCCCACCCCCCCACTCCCCACTCCCAACTCCCCACTCCCCTTATCCATTGATCTCCTCCACAATCCGGTCCTTCGTCTCTTGCCGCGCATCGCTAAGGTACTTGAGCGACAGCTTCTTGAAAATCTCCTTCTTTAACGTCGGTGAATCCACTCCCAACGCCAGAAGCTGCTGCGCCTCGCTCAGCTCCGTCGAAAAATCCGAAATATCGAAATTGTCCAGCCCCGTCACGCTGATCTCGACTTCGTCTTCTCTCGCCGCCGCCACCGCGTTCAGCACCCGCCGGATGTGATCCTTAACCGCATCACCGAACCCCGCAAGTACCTCCTGCGTGATCGAAAAATCGAGCTGCTTGCTCAGCCCCGATGCCACCCCCGCCCTGTCCAGCGACCCGCCTGCCTGCGCCAGGTAGCACACCCGGTAAATCTCTTCCTGCAGCCGCTGCAGATTGTCCGACGCGATCTGGAAAACCTTGCCCTCCGGCTCCGTCCATCCGAACTTGTCCCCCGGCCCCAGCTGGATGTAGTAGCTTTCACCCACCATCTGGCTCCATTCCCGGTCCGAATAGACCACCGGCATCGCGAACAACCCCATCGTCAGCGCCCACGCAAGCGCGTTCGACTTATTGAAGTGTTCCAACTGCAGCAGCCCCGCGCGGTTCAACAGCCACAATCCTTCAGGAATTCGCATCTCGAAGATCGGTACCCGCCCCGCCTTCGCCAGCCCGTGCGTGCCCTCGTCCACCAGCCGGACACCGCCGTCACCGCTTCTCTCGTAAATCCTGAAATTCCGTTTGTCGTAATACGACCACCGCGTCTCCGTCCGCCATAGCTCGTCTTCAACCCGATCTTTCTTGAGGGACTCCGTCCGGATTACCACCCATTCGTAGTTCCCGTCCGCGTCGACGCTCCAGTTGATCAAGTCCTCCGCCCCGTATGCGACCAGGTACGCGCGGGATGCGCCCAGCGCTTCTTCCTCCGCCCGATTCCCCGCGCGACCTTCCACCCTCGGAAAATCCACCAGCACGTAACTCACGCCCGAAATCATCGTTTCCAGGAACTGCCGCCGCCAGAAGTCCGCGAGCTCCGTCCCCTTCCGGTCCACGTCTCCGATAAACTCCGGGTAAAACCGGCTCCCGCCCGAAACTGTGATCACCGGCTCCGTCCGGAACAGCGTGGAAGCGTACCAGTCCACGATGGAGCCGATGTAGTTCTCATAGAACACCCTGCTTAACCGCTCCGAGTACACGTCCCCCGGCTCGCGCTGCCGCCGAACCAGGTAATTCTCCGCGTTCACCCGGAGTTGCTCGCCCCCGGCGTATAAGTCCCGATATTTCCGCCACACATGTTTCCGCAGAACATAATGTGGATGCTCTCGATCGATATCAAACATAAACTGGCCTCTGATCCCCACCCCAGAACTCTTAGAACAACGGTCGCGATTGCTCGCCGACCGTTCCCGCCCCGCCGCACTCCTGCCACACCAGGTACCCCAGCGCATCGGAAAGATGCGTCCTCTCCGTATCCCGGCCCTTCTCGATCAACTGCGTGCTGCCTTCCTTGTAAACCACCTGCTCGAAATCCTTGATCAAGTCCTTGCAACGCGGATCCACGCGCAGCATCCTCCGGCCATCGGCCGACTCTAGCTTCGCGTTCATCAGCGTCACTCGATCCCTCACCGCCGGATTCGACGACGGAATCTTGAAACTCACGTTTCCGTACTCGCCCGTCCTGAGAAAATCCTTCAGAACCTGAATGTCCGATGTCCCCGCGGCGCTCTGGCTTCTCTGCCCCGTCGCGTCCGCATACACGATCAATCCGCTCCGGTGCGACGAATACCTCGCCGCGAACTCGCGGCACGCATCCTGCGTCGACGCCCGCCCCAGCACGATCTCGTCCAGAACGTTCACTCGCCCATGATCCAGTTGCGCCACCACCGAACACATCGGATCTACGTTGAAATCCAACGCCCACATCAGCGGCAGCCTCTCGTCCCGATTCACCTCGCCGACGTTCCCCTCGCGTTCGAACGCGAAATAAACCCGGCCCGCGCTCATGCCGAGATACTTGCCCAGCACTTCCTGCTCGTAAAACCGCGGATCGTAACTGGATTTCAGCCGGTCGTAATAATCCGGGACCTACCTCAGCAGAAACCTGTTCTCGAACGGCTTCGCGAGTACCGCATCGTAGCCTTCCACTTGGTTCGCGATGAACCGCTCATGAACCCAATCGAACCCCTTCGGTGTCCATACCGCGAACCCGCACAGCCGATCCGCCTTCGGATCCCTCAACCGCCCCTCGAGCCGCAGCCACGCCTCCTCGTGCGCGTACGTCAGCTCGTCAACTCCGAACCACGCCAGGTTGCTTCCTCGTAACCGCTCAAAATCCTCCAACGACCGGAACAAAATTCGCGATTTCGATTCGCGAATCGTGAGCAGGTTCTCCCCCCGGTTCCATTCGTACGGAATATCGCTTGCCTCTAAGACCTCGATGAACGCCAGTTGCGTCGCGTCCCGCAGCATCGGATACGTCGGCGCCCCGATCAGCCCCGTTCGCCCCGGATTCTTATACGTCATCCGGATCGCTTCCTGACACAACGCCGCGCTCTTCCCCGACCCGATCGGCCCGGAGAATCCCTTGAACCTCGCCTTCGAGTCGTGAAACCTCTTCTGCGATGACAGAGGCTTGTACGGGATATTCACGTCTCGGGTGCTGAAATATCCGTCTCCTCTGGATCGATCCATCTGGCTCTGATCTCCACCGGCCGCTGCTCCGTCATTTCCTTCTCCAACTGCAGGAGTTTTATGTAATCCGCCAGACTCGCCTTTCCGACTTCGTTTTGCAGCTTTATCTCTACTGCCTTCCGAATCTTTCTGACCGTCTCCACCGAAGGGAGCCGCATCGGGCCCTCGCTTTCCGGTGCCTCGCGCTTTGTCTTTTCTTTCCAACCGAGCCTCTCGCCCTTCGGGTTGCCTGTCCTTCTGCCGTCTCTCGTCATCGGACCGTGTTCCCCCTCGCGACTGAAGAATATCGTCACGCGCAAATGTCCCTCTCCCGAGCAAAGATCGAAATCCAT